TGTGTCCGAACTCAACTCTGAACTGTGGAACAATGGCACTGATGCTGGTAAAGAACTGGCACGTAAGCAGAAGCGTAAACTGACTTATGTGTCCAACATCTATGTGGTGAAGGATCCTGCTAATCCTGCTAACGAAGGTAAAGTCTTCCTGTTCAAGTACGGTAAGAAAATCTTCGACAAACTGACTGCTGCAATGCAACCCGAGTTTGAAGATGAGGAGGCAATCGATCCGTTTGACTTCTGGCAAGGTGCTAACTTCAAACTGAAGGCAAAGAATGTTGCTGGTTATCGCAACTATGACTCCAGTGAGTTTGCAAATCCTAGCGCCCTTCTGGATGATGATGACGCTATGGAAGCAGTGTGGAAGAAGCAGTATTCTCTTGCTGAACTGACCGCTGCCGACCAGTTCAAGTCCTATGACGAACTGAAGAAGCGCCTTGACTATGTGCTCGGCACTAAAGGCACTCCTCGCTATCAGGACCCTGAGGACCTGGATGAGGACAACACTCGTGGTTCCACCCGTGAACTGACTGAAGACCTCCGTGAGGAACTGTCTTCTCTGAAACCCACCCGCCGTGCTGCTGCACCTGCGGAGGAAGATGAGGATGATGATGCATTGTCGTATTTCGCAAAATTAGCATCTGATGATTGATGTCTAAATAATAATGCTCTAACAAGGTCGCACTTTTAGAGGAGGGTGGAGAAATCCACCCTATTTTATTATAAATACTATTGCGACCTTAATTTAGAAGCAGATGGAATACTACACTTACGCTTATTTGCGTGAAGACGGCACACCTTATTATATTGGTAAAGGTAAAGGTAGAAGAGCATTTTTAAAACATAGTGGTTTTTATCCACCATCAAAAGAAAGAATCTTATTTTTAAAAAGAAATCTTACAGAAGAACAAGCATTTAATCACGAAATTTATATGATTGCTGTATTTGGTAGAAAAGATTTAGAGACAGGAATTCTTCATAATAAAACTGATGGTGGAGATGGGTGTTCTGGAAAAATAATGACTGAAAAAGATATTGAAAACAGGAGAAAAGGAAGACTTGGAAAACCACTATCAGAATCGCATAAAAGAAAAATTGCCGAAGCAAATAGAGGAACTCCAAAAACTATGACTGAAAAAAGAAAACAGTCTGATATAGAAAAAGGTTTAAGAGCAAGAGGAAAATTAGTTGGAGATAAAAATCCAACCAAGAGACCAGAAGTTAAGAAAAAAATAAGTGATTCTTGTAAGGGAAGAAAGCCTTGGAATAAGGGTATTAAAAATCCCAATATAGAAGGGGGGAAAAACCCAAGAGCACGAAAATTATGCTATAATAACGTGGTATATGATTCAATAAAGGATGCTGTGAGACTTACTGGTAAAACAAAATACCATATTAAAACATATAGTTTCTTTTTATGAAGTCCGATTACTATATTGATAGGATTTCCAAGAAGGATGCGGAAGAACTTCTATTGACCTATCATTACCTTAAAGATTTTTCTAAAGGATATAAATCTGGTTATAATTATGGTTTGTTCAAGAAGAATGATTTTTCCCCATTAAATATCGGTGGTCCAGTTGGGGTGTGCATCTTCACTGGACTGCCAGTTCCAGAAATTGCTAAAGGAGCATTTGGTTTAGAGCGAAATGAACAAGAGGGATTGTTTGAACTTTCACGACTTTGCATCCACCCTAGAACTCAGCAAGAAGAATATAACATTACCTCCTGGTTTGTATCACGTTGCATCAAGCGATTCCGCAAAGACACAGAAGTCAAGGCGATTATTTCTTATGCCGATAGCGATTTTCACGATGGTACAATTTACCGTGCTTGCAATTTCCAATATTGTGGTCTTACAGATACAAAAAAAGACTTCTACTTTGCAGACGGCACCAAGCATTCAAGGGGTAAAGTAAAAGGTGCTGAAGGAGAGTGGAGAGAACGCTCCCGTAAGCACCGATATGTGATGATGTATGATAAGAATCTACAACTCTTATGGTGAAGTGTTTCTTGTATTTTCTGTCTGAACAAGTCTTCTGTTTACAAACTGAGAAGACTTTTCATAATACATAATTCTTCTCATATCATTTAGATAAAGTTGTAGATACTCTGGTCTTAAAAGGTAAATACTCCTCTTATCTTCATTCTCTCTAACTTCATATTCATAATTAGTAATCGCAGTTACTGGATTAATTGTTGCATTTGGATTTGATGGATTAGGAATTGTAAATCCAGAATCAACGACTTTTCCTTTTGGTAAAATTAAACGACCAGAAGAATCTTTTACTTCTGTGGTTTCATAAAAACGAACAGCAGTTAAATCATTTCCATATTTGTTTTCTGCATACTGGTACAAATCTTTATCTGAAAGTGGCCACTGATCATAAACGTTGATGATTCCTGCAGTCAATAATACAACCCAATCATAATCAGAACTTCCATAAAGTTTTTCAGCAACTGTATCTGGTCTTTCTCCTTCAGTAATTTGATACTTGTTGAAAACAGTAAAAACATTTTGTAAGTCATCACGAAGTTTAACTCTTCTGAATAAGTTCTTGACTCTTATATAATCACGTGAAGAGTTACGGTCTGATGCTTGAGACTGATAAAGTATGTCTGGAAGTTCTCTGAAGTATCCCATTAGTATCCTACTCCGATATCATTTTCTTTATAATCTTCAGCATAGATTGGATTAAGTTCAGTAAATGTTAAAGACATATTAATATGAACTGGTGTACCATCTGCATATGTTGCGTAGGTATTAGAACCAGTATAATTTAATTGCATATTGGTTAATGCCATTGGTTTAAACTTATTTAAGAAAGGATGTGCATTTGGACCTCTTTTATAAGTAAGTTGGAAAACATCAGGAGCTCCAATGAAAACTCCAGCAGCAATGTCATTCTGAGATGATGATGATTTTGCAGTCATTGACTGTTTGAAGGTTCTAATAATATTTTTAACTACTTTTGCTTCTGTAGAGTTTCTTGGTACAAAGTCAAATGTAAATGGGAAAGACCTCAACGTAACCCCTTGAAATAGAAGTTCAAGGTTGGGATTGAATACTTGTCCAGATGCTCTAGCAATAAGACTTGTTACACTTACGTTTCCTCCAAGTGCCCCATATGCTTGTCCAGAGATTGCACCTATCAGAGCATTTTTTGTTTTTTCATCAAATCCTAGTTTTGCAGTATCTAATATATCTTTAGCACTTTTTCTTAAATTAAGATTTCCCGTCATTAAATTTCCACCTAAACCAACAGCAAATGCTGATAAGGGGTCCAGGGTGTCTTCTCCCCAAGTTACTTGTGCAGTATCAGATATTGATTGGGGGATTGGTAAAGAAATATATGCTTTAGGATTTTCTAATGACCCACCAAAGTTTTCTGGAGCTGCTGCTTTAGTATTTGAAGATGTGCCTGTTGGAGCACTACCATATCCACCAAATCCTTGTGTTGTATCAGTATTTTTTTCAATTAATCCAGGAGCTTGATATCTTGCAATTTTAATCTCTAGATAATCAGTATCTCTGTCTATTTTTAAATTATATGGATATCGAAAAACTTTTACTTCTTGTTTTTCGGTAATATTCTTTTCACCAGAAGAAGTGCTGTTTAAAGCAGCACCATTAGATGCTAAAGCAAAACCATTAAGTGTAGAGGCAGAGTTAAACCCTATCGACGGATCTGGCATTATCCTTTTCTAACTATTTAGTCTGATATGTGCAAAAGGTAGTTGTTGTAAGTCTTTTATTTCAGACGCATAAACTTCATAGATTTTTCCTGGTATTTCATCCCAAGTGTATTGACGTATTTCACCCCAATGAAAGTTAATACCACGAAATCCCCATTTAAAAACATCAGTCACTGCAACAAATGGATTCTGGTCATATTCAATGTTAGGAGTTTTAGGATTATAAACAAAGATGTAAAATTTACCAGGAGTGGGTATTTTAGGAGACTCTTTTATAACTTGTAATAATTCAAGCATTATATCATCAGGGTCTTCATTTCCAATTAATCCATCAGAAACAGCACGA